GCTGCGGCTTGGTTTCTAAAAGACAAACCTAAGAAATTTCCATCTTTGGCTTTTGCAAAAACGCTAACCGTATGCACCACTGACACTGTGCCATTAATGTTCTGCCTAAACTCTCTCGCGGATGATGTCGTAACACTATCAGCCTGCAATAAATCGGCTGTCAACGTTCCATCCGGCGCAACAAGAACGTTTGTCTGTTCGACAGAATTAATATTTGTCCAAGTCGTCGCAAAATCCTCTGACTGCAACACCAAATTCGTCCTCGACTCCTCAATCAACAGCCCCTGCGCAGCCAGCGTGGCGGGGTTGTAATCGAAGCGTGGGACATCGTTTGCTGCGCTCTGGAGCACCCCCGCGCTGTCAAAGTACGTTGCGGTGCTGGCGCGGGTGAAGGTGATGATGTCGCTGAATGATTTTGAAACGAGAGGCATGGGTTACTCCGATCCGTAGGATTGGTTCACGAAGTCCAGGTTCAGCGACGGGTCGAGAGGACCGTATTCGTAGACGTAGTAGACGTTTGGTATAAACATTAAGTCGAGCGTTTGACGAGCTGGCGCGACTTGCCCGTTAATGTTGGTCAATGCTAGAGCAATTTGAGAAAGTTGCATTGACTTATTCCAGTTAATACAGAGCAATCAAATTGGTGGCGATGGTGCCCGTACTGCGAACACGTTTCACGTTCACTGGCAGAATAGTGCCAGCCTGCACTCCGACAAAAGAGAGTGAGGTCTGTGTGTAGGTGTCTAAAACTACAGTACCCCCACCCCCAATGTAGAGTGCGCGGGCTACTCCGTTAGGGAGATCAGTACTGTCGCTAGGAGTGACGGCAGCAGCCTCCATAGCCGGAGCTGTGTTGGCAGAATTAAGAGATTGATTTGGTCCTAGCATGTCTTCACCTCACACGCTGCGACGAGAGTAGTTGTTGCGCGGCACCAGCATCTCGGGCTGGTCGTATTCAAAGTTTACCACGTTGCCCTCATTGCCGCTCATGCGGAGCTTGCGGTAACCCATCTCCATCTCGGTCATGGTGCCCGGAGGCTCGAACGGACAGGGCGGGGGTGCGTCGTACACGTACTGCTCGGTGTTACCGGGCAAAGAGCGAGCGCTGGCGGCATCGGCCCAGGGTTCGCCGCCGTCACTGCGGCCGCTGACCGTCAGTTGATTCTTGTCCTGAAGAAACAGCATTTCAACTCTCCATGTGAATGTGGGGGCACTGCGGCCCCCACATATTAGCACAGACTGCGACTGATGTTAAATCAGTAGCCGTCGCCCGGGTACGAGATGTCGACCAGCTTGACCATCGGCATGTTGCGGATGTCGGCCATCGGCTGGTTGCTGATGTCGTAGCCGGGCGGCATGACGTTGAACTTCGTCATCTCGCCGTCCTGCGTGCCCTTCTTGTCGATGTATCCAGAGGTCTGGAACCCGACCATTTCCTTTTCCATTGCCATTTCAGTTCTCCTGGTTAGGCAGTGACGTCAGCGGTGGGGAGAATCTGCAGCTCAACACCCACGCCGTAAACGGCGGTGGCGTCGGTGCCCTTGGCAATGCCAAGCACATCGCCCCGCGAGAGAGTGAAGGTACTCACCACGTTGGTGCCGGTGACATTACCCGACCCAACAGTGGTCAGCACTTGCGTGGTTGTAGTGGTGCCCGAGTACTTGTACGAGTAGACGATGTCGTTGCTCGTACCTGCCGTGGTTGCCTTGACAGTGATGGACTTCACCAGCATGTCGGTAAACGCAGCGAACTTGGCAGTCGCCGCGTTTGCGCCCGTCAGGTTGAAGCCCAGAGGGAGCACCGCCTGATAGGCAGGTGCGTCGTAGCTCATGCTCTTGGTAGCCATGTTTCAGTGCTCCTTACGCTTGGCTGTCCCACTTTACGATGCGGGCGTTGGACGCCAGGGTGTGGACGATGCCGAACCCACCCAAGTAGTACCACGCCACCCCCTTGCTGCGACCGTAATCGCTCGGGATCTTGCCACGCATCTCCTCGGGCACCGCGATGGCCTCGGCGACGGTGTCGTTGCCGAAGAAGAAAATCCAGTCGCTCTTGCCCGCGGTCCACGCCGTGCCGGTCAACCCGTCGGTGCTGACGCCCTTGACGATGTTGGTCTGCTCGACGTAGCGGATGTTCTCATAGCGGCCGATCTCGCCGTTCATGATCAGCTTGAAGCCCGACTCACTGTACTGGTGAATCGTCTCCAGGCTGTTCTTGAACGTGCGCAGCGTGGTGGGCCACGCCAGAGCGTAGTAATCATCCCCGATGTAGGCGGGAATGTTGCGCTCCTTCATCGTGTCGACGATGGACTTGGCGTGCCCATTGTTGAACGCGACGCTGTTGGTGCCGGTCACCGTGCCGTTGGTGTACAGACTCACCGCAGCCGTGTCCGTGCCCCCCGTGGGGATGACACGCAGCGGCGTCTGGTTGAATTGATACCACGCCAGCCTGTCGAACGACTTAACCGCGTCGTTCTTCAGCACCTTCTGAATCAGCTCCATCACCGGGAACTTGGACAGGTTGTCCAGCTTGCCCGAGTACGGAACGCTGTTGCCAGCTTCGCTAATCGTCAGGGTGCCCTGAGTGATCGTGAAGTTGGTTTCGGGCATCGTGTTGGTTTCCACGAGGTTGCCACCGGCGGTGGCGACGTCGGAGAACACGTCCCAGGTGAAGATGTCACCCTTCTTCTTGCCTTGCTGCGATGCGTCCCGCACGTCAGCGAACTGACGAAACTTGACCAGCGGTTGCACCGCCATACGCAGCACGTTGCTCAGTTGGCGGCTGTACATGAAGCCGCCAAGAGAGTTCACTGCCCAGACTTGTCCAGCCATTCTAGCGACTCCTTAGCCTCTCATCCATTGGGGTCCACCGCGCCGCTGCGCCATGGCAGCAATAACGGTAGACGGCGAATCGTCGGTTTCATCATCCTCGGTGCGCGTAGGTCTCGACTTGGTGGAAGCCACCGCAGCGGGAACCTTCGGCATCGCGGCCTTTCGCTGCTCTTTGTCAGAAAGCGAGGCTTCGGCCTTTTGGGCCGGAGTGAGCTTCTGCTTCCAAGAGCGAATTTCATCGCCAATTTGGGCGTAGCGATCCCAGTACGAGCGGCGATCCCCCTCCTGCAGAAGCTGTGCGTCTCTGTCGAGAGCAATCTTCTTCAGAATCGGGTCACTCCACACATCGTTGTACTCGGTGCTAAACCGGTCAATGGCGGTGTTGAAAGCAAGGCGTTCGTCGATCGTGCGAGAGACGTCGTCCCTATTTAGGGATGGACGAGCACTGATTTGCTCGCGCAGCTTGCGCAGCGCGGCAGTAGCCTCTTCCTCGGTGCCCACTTGTATAGCGCGGACGAGCGCTCGATCCTCTTCGTCTTGACGACGCTGAAGTTCAACTTGGTTGACCGTGGGTGCGGCGGGAGCAGTCTCCAACCGGCGCTTGGCCTCAGCCGCTTGACGCAGATACTCGTCAGCAGCTTCAATCTTCTGTGCGCGGGCGATGAGCTCGGCTTCAGTGAGCTCGATCTCGCGGCCGTTGACTTTGAGCTTGTACCGCTTCTCTTCCGGAGCGTCGTCGGCAGCGGCGGTCTGCTCATCAGAGGAAGCGGCTTGCTCTTCCTCATCGGTGACCTGCGCACCAGCCTCTACCGTAAAGGGCTCGGTAGAGCCGTCGTCGTTCACGTTGACAAAGTCTTCGACACGGCTGGCATCCGTCTGATCGGCAATGGCGTTGAGGCGTGCAATACGGTCCTCATTGCCGGTGCCAACGGCGTCTTGGCCGGTAGTGTCGTTGACGTCTTCGTCATTCATCAGATGTTTCTCCTTCAAGAAGCTCTAAAGCCTTAACCCCATCGATAACTGCCTGAGACAGCCATTCTTCAAACATCTCGGCAACTCGCACTTCGTTTTGCGCCTTGATGACTGCCCGGGCGTCCGTAGGGTCTACGGCCTTAAGCTCTTTGATGGCGTCACTATAGCACTCCTGCGCACGGTTGCGCAAGTATTGGCCGATTCCAGAACCCCAAAATAGTTCAACTTGTCGGCCAAATACTGCGCGGTCAAGCAGCTCTTGATTGTCCATTGCCCATTATCTGTGAAAAGTGGGTGGCAAGAGCACGCTTGTTCTCGTTCTCTTCCTGAATAAGAGCGATGAGCTCCTTGCTCTTGTTGCTCTCGCGAGTCTTCTCCAGGCTGACAAGCTGAGCAGAGGTCTTGTCCTTGAGCTGAGCTTGGAGAGCCTGCAACTGTACCATGGCCTGACGCAACTGCTGCTGAAGTTGCGCCACCTCGGGATTATCCATGGTGAAGAACCTGCTGCCGTCCTGGTAGCCAAGGTGTCCAAAGATCTCTTTGCCCACTTCCACCATGTTGACCCCGGGCACCGGGTTGCGCAGCATGGTGGAGTACATGTTCATCGCAGTGAGGAACTTCTGCAGCTTCTGCCCCGGGTCGGTAGCGCCCATGCCCACGTTGACGGTGAGCGTAATTTCCTGGTTCAGTAGCTCGTCGGTCACCTCGTCCACGCCAAACCGCTGTAGAAGCTGCGCGTTCTTGGCTGCAAGGCCAAGGATTACACGGTCAGTCTCGTAATGCTGCTCAAGCAGGATGAGGTGGCGCAGCACGGGCTGTACAAACGTTTCCACGTACGTGCGGATGAGATACTCCACCAGAGTGCCATTGCTCTGGTTGAGCATGGTCATGTTGCGGGCGGGCGCGTTGGCGGCACCCGCCATCATGATGGCGGCGGGGTTGAAGTTGCCCAGCAGCTCGTCCATGGACATGTCCAGGCCTTGCTGCTCAAGGTAGGAGCTCTGCGTGACGTCTGGCCAGGAGATTTCTCGCACGTCGTTGATGGGGTCATTCATCATGACCACGCCACCCGGCACGTTGCGCACGAGTCCTGCCAAGTCAACCTCTACGCCGCGCTTGGCAAACCACTTCTTGTTCAGCGCGAACTTGACGTTATCAATGCGCTGGTTGGCGATCTCGTTCACCTCCTCAGCCAAGCCCCGGGCCAGCGCAGGCACGCCGCTGGGCATGGACTTGTGCGTCTCGATGATGCAAGAGCCAATCACGTACGGGCGGCGGGCGTGCAGCACTACGTCACGGAGGGGGCGCGGATCAGTAAGTAGGCCGTACTCACCCAGTGTGTAGAACTCGTACTCCTCGTTGTCTTTGCGGTGAATGTGGCGGTGTACCCAGGCAATTTCGTAGTCGCCGAGAGCGCGAGTGTCCGCGCTCTGCGGGTCTTCCTTGTTGCCGTTGCGGGCGATGCGCGTGCTGTCAAAATTGCTGCTGGCCGTAGCAAGGTTGATGGGTAGCTGCTTCCACTCGCCGCTGTCCATCTTTGCACGAATGTCCATGGCGTGCATGGGCATCATGTGGATAAAGTATGGGCTGGTGTTGACTACGTCCACCCAACTGGCGGCGGGGTCAAACCGCACGTTCTCAATGGGGAGAATGTCGACAACCGGCTTGTCGATGTTCTGAATCTCGTCGTACAGCCAATGCACGTGCGCCGCCACCACGCCGGTGACCTGTGCGTCCTGCATGCCGCCCAGCACGGTCTGAAACCAAGGGATGCTCTTGGTCAGCCGGTACTGGAGCAGTTGCTTCATAATCTCGGCGCTGATGACCTGCGCCTTGTCCGACTGGTCACTCGCGCTGAGGCTGACCACATCCACGTTGCTGAAAAACGCAGCGGCCGCAGCCGCCTCGTTTTTGCGAATTACGGAGCGGATTTTGGGCCTGTAGAGGCGGCTGCGCTTTTCATACGCCGGAGCGTTGTACTTGCTGTCCGACGGGTGCATGTTGTTGAATGCACGGATGTTGTCTTCCCACGTCTTGCGCCAGTTACCATCCACGTAGCTGGTGCTGCTGCGGAACGCACTGCGGGCACGGGCAAGCCATTCGTTGCTGCCGGTGTCTTCGTCTTGCCCGGTCTGCGCGGTGGGTGGTGTGTTCTGGCTATCGGGTGGAATCATGACTTATCCTGTAGCGTAAGCATCTCGCCGTCCCAGGCGCCACGGGGCACGCCGCAGCGCTCCAGCAGCTCGCCCCCGGCACGCACAATGTTACGCTCAAGTTCGCTCACCGTGGCGGCGCGGTGGGCATCAACGGTAAAGCCGTAGCGCCCGTCGTCGATAGCCATGTTCTTCACCACCAGGGTGCGGCCCGGGGCCCAGCCCACCATCCACAAATGCGCGGGGTAGTGATTACTGAGCGTTTGCGCAGCCAGCTTGGCAATCAACTCCATCTGGCTGTTTTCAGCGTCTGCGTGCGTGACGTCTACGGTGGCGATTTCTGCTGTGTTGTCTAGCATGGGTCACTCATACATTATGTTTATCACAGAGGGTGCGTCAAATTGGTCACTTCCTGTCCAACCAATTTCAACTTCACCCAGCGCAGCTCCAAGCGTTGCCTGCCCAGCAGAAGAATTAACAACCGCTTTTGAATCAGAATAGATGTTTGCGCGGTATACCCACGTATTTCCGTCGACAGTTTCCAAAACCATTGAACCGCATCGTTCTACACCCGCGCCAGCGGCGTTTGTGGGCTCAAGAATAAAGAGACCAACGGATGTTTCAAAATTGACTCCAGTGGCGCTACCATTCATTGCACAACTGCGATACGCTGACGCCGCAACAGAGGAAGCAGTAAAGATTTTTGCAGTCAACAAATCCGTGCCGGAGGAGCTTACGCGGTCAAACAAAATGGTGACTCGCTTTGCCCAGGAAGGAATTCCGACAAATCTTGCAGTGGTGACTGCCGTAAGGGTCTGTTTTGTTTCAAGAACCAACGCCTTCTTCCGCAACGCATCCGGCGTGATCGCCCGCGTCGCGTCGGTGCCGGCCTGAACCTCGGCGTCGGTAGCCAGTTCCACCACGCCCTTCACAGAGTCGGTAGCGTCCGGCACCAGCGTACTGAGGGCAACGCTCTGCCATACCGAACCATTTGAATACAGTACGTTGCCCGAGATGCCTGGGGCCGATAGTCCCGTACCGCCATTGGCTACCGGCAGCGTACCACTTACATCCGTAGTGAGTACAACCTTACCCCATACGGGCAGCGTGCCTGTACCGGCTGACCGCAGCACGTTATTTGCCACCGCCGCAGGCAAGCGCCCCAGCGCCGTGGTGGACGTGGCGTAGAGCAAGTCCCCCACTACAAAGGCGCTCTGCCCCGTACCGCCTGACGTTGCCGCCAGCGGCGTGCCCAACGTGAGACTTGAAAGGTTAGCCGTATTGACGTTGTCTACCGTCCACACCACTACGCCCGCAGCGGTGCGGAGTTCCAGCTTGTACGCGCCAGACCCCAGCCACACCTCGCACTCTCCGCGAGAGTTGAGCGTAAGCGGGTGCGCGGCGGGTGTGGTGCCGGTGGAGTCTGTGTAGGTGTCAAGCGGAGTGGTGGTGCCCGCCGCGAACGCATACACTTTTCCCCCCACCAGGGGATTGCCATTGGCATCAAAGAACTGGAGCTTGGGCGACGGTGATAGCGAAGCAGTCATGGCGAGCCAAGATTGGGGTTGTAGATGCCGGAGCGGCCACGGTCCGTACTGTCAAAGCCTCGGCCGTTCCCAAACTCGTAGACGTTGTGGTCCGGCGCGGCGTATTCGCTACCCCAGGCACGCTCCACCAACTGCTGCCAACTCTGCGTGGAGCTGGTCACCTTGCTGCGGATTTGCCGGGTGGTGTTGGCGGGGGCGGGTGTAGTCATATGCCGGGTAGTGTACTATGTGTACTCGGGCTCGAGGTAGCCCACTTCTCGCAAATTGGGGGCGTGGGGCTCCAGGTCGTAGATGCGGGAGACGGCGTCCACAAGGTCCTTGGCCCCGCCGTAGGGGAAGAAGTGAATCTGCATCTTCAGCTCTTTGCTGAGATCGTAGATGTGGTTGGCTTCGTCCTTGCGGCGGATGGGCTGCGCAATGCGGTGCGTGTAGCCCGTATTCTTCATCCTACGTTGCGTGGCGGTGAGGTTGTCCTCGTCCGTGTTGTAGGGCAGGTAGAAGCGGTGGCTGCGCAAGTCAGGCCCCAGGCGCTGTACGCGGTCAACCTTGGAGCCCTCGCTGTCACGGGGCCACATCAACTCCTCAATGGGGAAGTGCCCGCCCTCGTTGGGCTTGGCC